GGCTACTTCAGAAAGCGATGAGACAGGGATTATAGTTTGCGGAAGGGATCAAAATGATAACGGCTATATTTTAGAAGATTTAAGCGGAAAATATTCCCCTAATGAATGGGCTATTATTGCAGTCAAGGCGGTTGAAAGGTGGTCCGCTGATTGCATAGTAGCGGAAAAGAATCAAGGCGGTGACATGGTGGAAAGCGTTTTAAGGTCGCAAGGAGCAAAGAATAGAGTTAAGCTAGTCACAGCAACGAAAGGTAAGTTCGTAAGAGCGGAGCCTGTTTACTCACTATACGAGCAAAATAGAATTTTTCACGTTGGAAATCTTTCTATATTGGAATCTCAAATGGTTACTTTTAATCCGGATAAAGGAAAGTCACCTGACAGGGTGGACGCTTTAGTTTGGGGCTTGACTGAATTAATGATTAACAACAAAAACCCTGTTGGGTTAATTGATATGAGCTAATGATAAAAACCGTAACTATTTACTTATCACTACTAATTACCATGTACTTATTAGGCAGTTTCATAGCTTGGACACTAAACCCTATTAAGTGGCTTTGGGTGGGTCGTTCAGTTTTCGTAATATTTTATGTATTTTTGGTTATTGCAATCGATCTAAAGAATAATAAATGATTTCTCTGATTCAAAAATACCTCCTTACAAGTCCAAGACCTACAGCCGATTTAGACGTTAATCTATTAAACAAGGCTATTTACGGGCAATTCAACGTTAATAACTTAGTTGTCTGGATGGATAATAGGGTCGATACATTCATTAACGAAGGGTATCGGGGCAATGCTATGATTTATTCAATAGTCAAAAAGATTGGCGAAAAGGACTCAGAAGTACCTTTACAGGCATTTAAGGAAAACGGCAAAGAGAAGAGATACAAAGCGATAAAGTATAAGTCTGGGGAACTAGATCGCGCTCAGTCCAAATTTGAACGGGTTAAGAACCTTGAAGCGGTTGAGTCAGGCGACCTAATAGAGCTGCTTAAACATCCAAATCCAAGGCAGACGCAAATTGAGTTTATTAAAGAAATATCAATGTGGTTCAGGCTAACAGGCGAAGTTTTTATTTACGGGGTTAGGATTGGAGGCGGTTTGCGAGATGCTAACAAATTCAAAGAAATGTATTGTTTGCCTGTCAATAGATTGGACCTTATTCAGGGCGATATGTTTATGCCTTTTAAAGGTGTGAAATTCAATATTGGAGATCAGACCATTCAAATTCCAGCCTCTGAGATTAAACACATGAAAATGGTAAATCCGTATTGGGATTTGCAGGGAACACAGCTAAGAGGTCAAAGTCCACTACTTGCAGGTATTAAGTTTTTAAGCAAGAATAATGAAGCAGTTTCCAGCCTAAAACGATCACTTGAGAACGAAGGGGCAAAAGGTTTCATCAGTCCTGATGCGAGTCAAGATCCTGAAAAGTGGCTAACGGCTGATCAGCTACCTACCTTGAGGCAGCAACTACAAAAATATTGGGATGGCAGCATGAATAAAAACCGTGTTGGGGCTTTGGGTATTCCTATGCGATATCAAAGCATTGCACTTAGTCCGGTTGCTCTTGACATCTTGAAAGGCATGGAGTACGATGATGAAAAGCTATGTAATCTATGGGGTATTAATCCCGCTCTTTTCCGTTCCGATTCAAAGTTCGATAACCTAAACGAAGCCAAAAAGCAGTTGGTTGTAGACGTCTCTTTGCCCTTCTTGAAGCAGCTAGAACAATCTTTGAGCGAGTTTCTTTTGCCAGCCTTTCCAGATGAAGCCGATTATTTAGACTTCGACATATCAGAATATTCTGAGCTGAACGCAGACTCGAAACTAATAATGGAAACGTTTTGGCATGGTGGCTTGTCTACCTTAAACGAGGTTAGAACGATGCTTGGATTTGCAGAAATAGATGCTGACTATGCACGGGCTATCTATACAGAGGCGAATAAAATTACACTTCAGGAAGCTTTTGAAGGTGGTGCGGACTTTCAGGATTTAAACCTGTAATGAACATAGCCCAAATCAGACGCGAGAACAAAAAAGCTAACAGGCAATACCAAAAGTTCGGAGAAGAATTATTCTTTAAAACGTTGGTTTCGCAAGCTGATTTTTTTGATGAAAGGTTAATGACTTCGGCCTATGTGGAATACTATCAGAAAGTTTTTCCAGATGCGGCCCGAAGGGGTTATTTCCAGATCAGGGAAATGCAGAAAACTAAAGACTTTGAAATGAGCGATTTGTTTCTAAATACCTGGAAAGCTTGGATTGGGGTTTGGGTCCGCGAAAACTTAGGCGGTCTTATCACAAACGTAAACGATAATACTAGAAACCAGATTAGGGAAATACTAGAAAGGGCTATTGAATTAGGTTTAAATCCTTTTCAGACTCAGCAACTGCTAACGGAAACCATCGGAAGCAGGGCCAGGGCGCGAGCCATAGCGATCACAGAGGGAACACGAGCTAATAACATGGGTTTAATGCGGTCAGGTGATGACTTTGAGTTAGTCACAGGACTAAAGATGTACAAGCTTTGGATTCACTCAGGCGCAAGACGCGAACCACGGCAAAGCCATATTTCAGCACAAGGGAAACCGATTCCAAAAAGTATCCCGTTTAATATTGAAGGCGTTTTGCTAGATGCCCCGGGTAATGGATCACGAGGCCAAGGGGGGAAATCATTGGCTCATCAGGTAATAAATTGCGGTTGTTCTATGGCTATTGTAACCGAGGACTTTGTTCGTGAGAGATTTCCAGGGGCATTACAATAATATTAACTTTTTTGTTTATATTTAAGTTAACTAAAATAAAGAGCGATTATGAAAACATACGCAGAAACACAGGGACAACAATCATTTGACTGGAATAAGTTTTTAGAAAATCCGCCTAAAAAAGGATCGCCAGAACATCTTGACGCTTGTGACTTAGCTGAAGCATGGATAACTTGCGCGTGCGGCAACCTTTGCGATATTATACCTAGGTGTCCACTGAGGGGGCGTCCAATTGACGATTATTTAGAACGTCTAGGTATATCTTTTAATAATAACATACAAGACGCTAGATATGATTGTGCTAAAGAAATACTAGCCGGAATAGAAAATCGATCAGCAGAGATAATATTTGAACTAACAAAATGAACCAAATCCCTCCGAGAAATTAGAGGGATTTTTTTTTAGTTCCTTTTTTAATGTATATTTGCCTAAACGAATATGCAAATGTTAACTAAAGGGCTTGATGTAGGTTTCAAAGACGTTGATCTAAAGCAGGGAATTGTTACGGGTCAATTTGCAAAGCACAATACCAAAGACTTAGGGGGCGACATATCAGAGCAGGGAGTTTTTGCAAAGTCAATCATGGAACGAGGCCCTAAAGGATCTAGGCTGATGAAATTCCTTTTAGATCACGATAAAAAAATGGTTCCCGGTGTTCTTACTGACGTGTACGAAGATGCTCAGACAGCGAGCTATGAGATGAAAGCAGGAACCCACAACCAAGGAGTTGATTTTGTCAAGATGGTTGAGTCTGGAATTATTAACCAGCATTCTTACGGCTACGTTACCATGAAGGAAATATATGATCCGAATCGAAAAGCAAACATTCTGAAAGAAGTAATGCTATTAGAGGTTTCGGCTATCCAGTTTTTAGGCATGAACCCGGACACAACACGAATAGACCTAAAAAACGAGGCAGACGCATTTTTCTACCTCGACAAACTAAAGCGTTTCTTACAGACTTCGGATTGTACAGATGAAACACTTATTAAGTTAGAATTAGAATTTAAATCACTTGAATTACTATTAAAGCCGTCTAAAGACACTTTGAAGGAATTAGAAGCCGATCAATATAAATTATTAATTAACATTCTAAAATCCTAAAAATGGACTTTGAACTATTAAAGAAAGAGATACAAGACGCTCAGATTGCATTAAAAGCAAATGTAGATGGAGCGCAAGCAAAGGCAGTTGAAGCATTTGAAAAAGCCAATGGCATTATTTCAGAATTGGCGTTAAATAAGGATGCAAGCACAAAGAACGCTACTGAGTTGGAGGCTTTGCGAAAGGATCTAAACACGCTTTCTGCAAACATGAACAAGCCTGGAGCTAAGGTAGAAGTAAAAAAAATGAGTTTTGAAGATTCTTTCTACATCGCAGCAAAAGAAAAACAAGCTGAAATAGATTCTATTTTAGCAGCTGGCGGAAGAATGGCAGGTCCCTTGGTTTTAAATCTAAAAGCTATTGGGCTTAACACTACCGTAGAAGCAAGCGGCTCCGCTTCTCAGGTTTCAATTACTCAGAATACAGGCATTATCTCTGATATTCGTACTAGAATCACATCTTACTTAACAAGGGTTTCTCAGGCATCTTTAGCGATGGATAATCCGATAGCGATGTGGATGGAGATGGTAGATTCTACAGGTACACCGATTTTCATTGGTGAAGGTGCTGAAAAAACCGAGATAGGGGTTCGATTTGAGGAAAGAAATAGAAAAGCTAAAAAGATACCTGTTTACTCAAAAATCACTACTGAGTTTTTAAGATACTTACCTCAGTTAGTTTCGCACATTCAAAACTTCATGATGAAGCGTGTTGATATTGCAACCGAAAACCAGCTTTTTACAGGTGACGGAACTGGTAACAATTTGAAGGGTGTAATGCTAGACGCTACATTATTCACAGGAGGAGATTTAAATCGTAAGGTCGCAAGCCCTACAGGATGGGATGTGATGTTGGGCGTTATTTCACAGGTTAGAAAGGCATCCGGTGTTACAAATGGTATCTATGTAAAAGGCGGTATTGTTGATGTGTTGCTATCCACAAAAGACGCTGATGGCAGATATATTGTACCGGCAGGGGTTACGATCAACGCGCAAGGCGAGGTTTCCGCCTTCGGAGTGCCTCTAATTCGTACAGAAGCAAACTTGGGATCATTTGATTTCATGGGCGGTGACTTGAGCGTGATTAACGTAGGGTTTACCGGTAACATGACAGTACAAATTGAAATGTCGGGAGACGATTTTATCAATAACCTCAAAACGGTATTGGTTGAGCAGGAGCTAGTTCAGTTCGTTTCGGCTAATGATACGCAGGTATTGGTGAAAGGATTGCTTGTAAATGCTATTGCGGAACTAGATTCAGCAGTCTAGTATTGAGCAAAAAATAGATTGGGAGCCTCTGAGAAATCGGGGGCTTTTTTTTGAATTACATGGTAAAAAGTGGCAAAAGATGTCGGAATTGCTATTTATACGGTGGTTAATTTGGAAACTTTCTCAAAAGAAGATCTTGATAACGCCTATAAAAAAGGCTATGATGATGGGTGTTTTGATATAACACATTAACCAATAAAAAAATAAGTATATTTGGGAAACGAAAATAGCTCAACTATGCTACAAATTGAAGTAATTACTGATCTATCAAACGAACCTGTAAGTTTAGAGGAGGCTAAATCTTTCTTACAGATAGACTATCCCGATTGGGATTCGCTTATTAGTTTACTCATAATTGCTGCACGAACTGAGTCTGAGAGCTACACAGGTAGAGCGTACGGACTGAAAACTATTCAGATAACAGGCAATACAGATCATGAGAAGATATACCCCATATTGCCCTATGTCGAATCTAAATTCTGGGAGCAAGAAGACGATAACAAGGATTATAGGTATGAGGCTGGATATTATTTTTTGCCTGCTGACTTGAAACTAGCGATTCTTATGCGAGTTGCTACCGGGTATAGCTATCGGGAAAATGGAACTACACAGGCGATAAATATGACTGTAAACAGCTCAATAAATAAGGAAAACAAGTATAGACACTCATTTGTAGGATGAAATCAGGATCATACGACCAAAAGATTAATTTCAAGTCATTCCAAAACATTTCGGATGGGTTTGGCGGTACGGTTCCTAATTTAGTAAATCTGATAACAACCTTTGCAGCGGTCAAGATTACAAAGGCTTTCAATATTACTGAGGCTGGTCAAATGGAGCTACCATTGATTTATACCTTTCGGATTCAATACAGAAATTCATTCATTCCAACGGTTGCAATGAGGGTATCTTACAAGGGTAAGGATATTCAAATCAAGTCAATTCAGGAAAACGATGAGCGACAACATCGGGAATATATCATTACAGGATCAACATTATAATTATGTCAGTAAGAGTCATAGGGTTAAATGCAGCTTTGCGGGATATTAATAACAGGGGGTCTTTGGCTATCGATGCAGCAAAAAGAACCTTGGCCTCAACTGCTTCAGCGATTGATTTTGAGGCAAAAAACGCAGCTCCGCGCAGCCTTTCAGGAAAATCTTTGGATTCAGAAGTCGATGGAATCGTTCTAAATCTAAAGCAGCGTATTGACAAAGTAGCTTCAAATAATGGTCTTACATTTGTAATCGGTATTCAGGGTACACAGGACTTTGACGCGTATGCGGAGTTCGGTACGGGGCAAAGCGCGGTACAAATATTGAATGGTCCGGGCTATACTTCAGAAATGCGGGCCATTGCGATGACGTTTTTCAAGAATGGTCTGGGCACGTTAAGAGGGAGGCCGTTTTTATTTCCTGCATGGATTAGAAATACAGCTAATTTAGTTTCTGATCTTAATACAAATATTGCAAACGCTATTAGATAATTATGAAAGAAGTTTCAAACCTGCTAAGGCTTGCTTATCTTAATATACTATCTCCCTTAGTTGTTGAGGGTGTTACGATTCCTGTTTTGGATGAAATGGTAAACCCAAACCAGCAAACGGCAACCTATCGGGCTAGTCAGGCTTACGTTCTAATTACAGATCAAAACGAGGTGGAGACTTCAAACAACTTTTCAACATTCAGGCAAACTGCAACAATATCTATTGATATAATCACAAAGTTTCCGAACGGAACAGGATCTAGACTTGCAAGCGAAATGATTTCTGATAAGATTCAAACACAGGTAAATCTACTAAACGGTCAATCAATTAATATTGATAACTCGATTATTCAAGTGCTATCAACTACCAAAGTGGCTAGTAGCTCATTCGTTGAACCAGGTCAATCTTTGGTAGTATTCAGAAAAAGAATTACATTTAGTCATATTATTATTCAATCATAGAAATTTATCATGGCAACACACAAATTAGGTAAATCTTTTGTATTTCAGTGGAGGGGCTTACCTGTGGTTTGTCAGGTTTCGGGTTCGCTATCGTTGACTAATGAGGGCATTACAGTACGAAATAATTGCTCTGGAGATTGGGGCGTAAGGCTTGAAGGTGGAGACAAGTCCGGTTCTTTTGCCTTTACGGGTGACGTAGATTTTGGAAGCGATCCGGCTTCAGCTTATTCTTATTTCGATTTGTACGAAGATTTAGGAAAAGTTTTTACTACTATCTTTGGAGACAAAACAGTGGGTCAAAAGTATTTCCTTTTTGATTCTCAACTTAATGCTTTGGAGCTTACAGCGGAACGAAATACACAAATCACATTTTCGGGAACCTTTGATATTTCAGGTGTTCCAGAGGTCGTAACAGCATCTTAATTATGATTAGATTTAGTATAACTGGACTTGGAGAACTTGCTTTTTTTCTAAATAAAGGGGCTATTGGGGAATGGGAGGCTTATTTTGGATTAACTTGGATTCAAATTATAAGTAAGGGAATGACCTATAAGCATTGGCACGTTTTAGCGCATAAATGCTATTTGATGGGATGCCTAAAAGATTCTGTAAAAGCAGAATATAGCCTGGATCAGTTTCAGCTATTTTTAGACGGGCAGGAATTTATAGATTTGGGAAATTTATTGGATGCAGAAATGAATATTGTTTTGGAGCTTGATAAATTGACTAAGCAATTAAATGACACTGTTAATACTCCAAAAAAAAAATAGAGATAAACACAATTAGAGAATATTTTATGGTCTTGGTTGGGCGGTTGAAAATCCCTTATCAAGACCTTTTTATTTTGTCAAATTCTGAAATTGATATGCTGGTCTACGGTCACGAAATCGACATAAAAGAAAAAATGGAACTTGATAGGAGATTTGTAGGATTAATGGTTTCCCCCTACGCTCCGAAGTCTTATAATATTGCAAAAGAAATACCTTTTGCTTGGGATGAAAAAGAGGAAATTAATTGGTCAGAACCCAAAGACTACGAGAATGCTCGAAAAACATTGGAAACAGTAAATAAATTCAAGAATGTCAAATCCTAGAATTGACGTAGAGATAGGAGCCAACACCAGCCAGTTAACCAGGCGTCTACGAGAAACGGACCGAAATCTATCGGACACAGGGCGAAGCTTTGGCCGTTTAAATACGTTGGCGGTTTCCGCTCTTTCGGGAATTGCCGCTGCTTTCTCGATTGGTGCTGTAATTAGTTTTGGTAAAGCAGTGCTAGACACAACTGCAAAGTTTCAGAAATTTGAGGCTATCCTTTCAAATACGCTAGGCAGTGAATCGGAAGCACAATTAGCATTGGCTCAGATCACAAAGTTTGCATCTGTTACTCCTTTTGCAGTTGATGAATTAACGGGGGCTTTTGTCAAATTAGCAAACCAGGGATTCAAACCCACTATAGGGGAATTAAGGCAATTAGGAGATCTTGCATCCAGTACAGGAAAATCATTTGACCAGTTAGCCGAGGCGGTTATTGACGCTCAGGTAGGGGAATTTGAGCGATTGAAGGAGTTTGGAATACGGGCAAAGAAGTCAGGCGATAACGTAATCTTCACGTTCAAGGGAGTTGAGACACAAGTTAAAAATACAGCTGAGGCTTTACAGGGTTACGTGGTTGGCCTTGGAAATGCTGAGGGGGTTTCGGGCTCGATGGCTAAAATATCAGCAACTTTAGGCGGTAAGATGTCTAATCTTGGAGATAATATTGATGGTGTTAAGTTGGCAATAGGAAGCCAAACATCGGGAGTTTTTTCAGTAACTTTAGACTGGTTAAATAATTTCACTTCGCTTGCCACATCAGCTATAAAGGGAGTCAAGAACCTAAAGAAAGAGGTTGAGTCTATTCAATTAGGTGATGAAATAAACGAAACAAAGAATGAAATAGATGGACTAATTCAAACCCTATTAAAAAAAATACCAGGATTAACCAATCAGGAAGCTATTAAAAGAGCAGTAGATGGTACGGCTGCTTCTTTCAGAGAATTGGCAGGAAGCTCTAGTAAAGGCAGTATCGCATTACTAGACACGATAGATGCGATAGAGGCTTACGGTGTTGAGTTGCTAATTACAGCAAATAAGGCCGTTCCCCTCACGACTGAGCAAATAAAACTAAACGACGAACTAGCGGAAACAGCCGCTAATTTAGCTAGGATTCAGAAACTCAGAGCTAATGCGCCAAAAGCAGTAAGTACTACTAATATCGCCAAAACAGATTTCAATGCAGCTTTCAGCCCTAAAAAAATAGATGGGACAGGAACTGGTTTAGACTTTGCAGCTCAGTTTAATCTAGCAAATGCAAACTTGGCTAAAGCGGTGGCGGGTGCTCCGGGTATATCTTTGAAACCAATAGAGCAAGGGGAATTTACAAAAGGATTAGAGCGAATAAAGGCTGATTTTCAATCTTTCGGAGGCGACTTTGCCAATGCAGTTTCTGTTTTTTCCTCAAATATAAACTTATTGGTTAGAGATAATTTAGCAAGCGCATTTACTGATTTTGGGCTTTCGATAGGTGAGGCACTTGCAAAGGGCGAAAATGTAATTAATGCGATAGGTCAATCCTTACTGAGCTCAATGGCTAAATTTATAGGAGATTTTGGTCAGCAACTTATAGCGGTGGGGGTTGCGGGTCTTGCGTTTGCAACACTTATAGAGACAATTAAAAAAGGTGGTCCAGCTGCTATTCCAGCATCTATTGGAGCTATTGCGGCAGGTGTTGCGCTTACAATATTAGCGGGGGCGTTGAGGAGCAGTGTAGGTAAAGGAGTTGGTGGTGGCGGATCGGGCTCTTCAGGTGTTGGCGCGGGCGGTTCGGGCGGTTCGTTCACGGGATCCGGGTCTAATTCTTTTGATCCGTTCCGTTCATTTGAAATTAAAGTTGTAGGAGAAATTACAGGCGAGGCAATAGGTTTTGCGTTGGCACAGGGAAGAAACAAAAGGAATTAATGGCAGTATTTGATCTAAATATATCTTTTGCGGTTGGGACTGGTGAAGCGTCAATAAACGGTATAACTACTAATCTAAAAACAATAGAGGCGGGCGATAATGTTGATATAATTATATCACTAACAAATGGCTTTTTAGGGGTTAATTCTTTTTTAAATGGAAACTCTATTTCTACTAATCTAACATATTCTTTTCCGATGCCTTCGCAAAGCTCCTATATCAGCATAGAGGCGGGTGGCGCGTATAACCCAAATTCAAACTATCAATTAAAATACTTTTCTGAGTTTCTGCAGAATACGGGTTCAAATGCAAGGTGCATCAGAATAGAAATATTCAACGATGGTTACGATGGAGAATCTAGTTTGCTTGAAGTTGAATCTATTGTTTACAGCTTTGGAAATTTTGGAGCCGATCCTTTGGACTTGGTTATTGGATCCACTTTGGACTTCACTATAGCAGGAACGGTGAATCAATTTGATGAATTTTTGATTGGTGGTAATCGGGATTGGAAGGTAGTTTTAAAAGATGCCGGATCTATTTTTTGGACTGGTTTTATCAATGCTGATTTTCTAGATACCGTAGACAAAGCAGGCAAACAGCTACAAACATTCACTGCAACCGATGGAATAAAGGGATTCGAGTCTATTAGATGCCAAAGGAATATTTGGCCAATAATCACAAATAACTCTGCCAGTTCTGCTTTAGTCGGTTTGCTAAATCAATCTTACAAAGAGTTTCGAGATGTTAATATTATTTGCAACATTCACGAAAAACGAATGGATCGGGATCAGGGATTATTTGAGCAATTTGTAACACCTGATAACTCAGTTTTTACTGATGGCGAAGTGGTCAAGTTTTCAAATAATGGCTCAGTAGAAAATAATTTTCTGTATGTTAAAGAAACTTTGGAGCGGATTTTAAATCCATTTCAATGTAGGGTTTTCTTGTATGAAGATGAGTTTTGGATAGTACGAACTCCTGATCTAAATCAGTCTCAATCTTTGGGATTTGTTTACAATCCTGACGCAGATCTTGAAGGTCCTTTGATCGTAAACAATGATTTAACTATTGATTGCAGCATCAATTTACCGCAACGAACAGCTCGAAGGGTTTTTACTTCTTTCACCTCTATTTTAAAACTAGGAGTATTGTTTGAAGAGACCAAAGGAGCGGTATTTGATGCAAAGTTTTCGGCAGATGAGTTTTTTAACGACGGAAGCGGTGGTAGAGGAGGTAAAGAAAGATTAAAGCTTTGGGGCTATAAAAACTCCATTCCATCATTACAACCAACAAGCAGACCTTCAGGAGATACTGCATTGGTTCAATATCAAACTAATCAGTCTGATGACTATTTGAAAATATGGACAACCACAACAAATTCAGGGGTCAATGATCCTAATTTGAGCTTTATTTTTTTAAACGAGCAGACAGCGCAACGACCTTTGATAATTGCAGACGAACTTGCTAATAAGGTAAGTATCTCGTTTAAATTTATGCTCCTATCAGTGGCAGGAAATAATCCCGCTACTAATTACGGAGATCATAAGGTCGGGTTCATGGTCAAGATTGGAGATTTTTATCTTTATCGGGTTTCTGAGCTTGTATTTGATTTTAGCACAACTGAGAATATAATCCTGTTTGACGCAACAAATAGAGACGAATTTAATATTGTTAAGATTAGCAGTGTAGTAGTTCCCACGACAGGTAGATTTGAAGTCAGATTATACCAACTTATTAATACAGCAGGCCCAAGACATTTATTTTGCTTGGCTTATGATGACTTTAAATTAGATATTGAGCAGAATAGCGCGTTTCAATTATCGGAAATTTCAAGTCGAGCCGTTACAGATAGCCCGCATACTTATGTGCATCCTGACTTTGAGACGTTTATAGGCGATTCGGAAACTAATATGAGTTCTTCAGCTATAAGATTAATTGACTACAATGATGCAGTTTCTGAGTTATGGACTAGGGATGGTATTGAGGAATTACCTTTGCTTGATGTAGTTTGCGTTGAATTGGCTAACTTGAAAGGAATTAGGAATAGAAGGATAATCGGAACATTAGAACGCGTAAAACCTAGGCCTTATCAGTCGGTTTTGTACCAAGAAAAGTATTGGTTAGTTTTGGCTATAAACTGGGATTGCTTTCGGGATCGTTGGAGAGTTGAATTATTTGAATTGTAGTTATGGCAGATGTACCGGTAAAAATATTCAGAAGCAGAAAAACCTTGGTTGGCGTGAGTCCTTCCATTCCTTCGGGGGTTGAGGGCGAACCTTTGCCGCCTGTTAATCCTCCTGGGAGTAATCCTAGCGGCGGTACTAGCGTTCATAACGATTTACAGGGTATTCAAGGCGGTATTGAGGGGGAAAGGTATCATTTGACTGAGGCGGAAAGGGCTTTGATTGGCGGGTTTTATGAGCTGATAGAAACTCAATCAACAGTAATTAAGTTTGATAAATTCTCCGGTTATGTTCATGGTAATAGTGCCGTAATTAGCGGGGCAATGACTTATGATTTTACAGGAGCAATTAGAGGAGTGGTCGTAATCGTAAAGCATAAAGCGTTATCATTCGCCGTTCCTTCAAAGTCAGTTGTAATAGCTGGTTATTATTCGCCTAATGTGGATAATTACATATTTTTTGAGTTAATAAAAAAAGATATTGGAAACGAGGTAATTATTGTAACAATTAGCCAAAATGTATAACAATATCATTTCAAAATCTGCTAACCAAAAAAGAGTTTTAGATTTCGCTAAAACTAGATTGACAAATGAATTTGTTGGTGGGGCTTATTGCCCTGAAAATGGAAAAACCTATTTTGCTCCATTACAGGCGGAAGGATATATTGGGGAATACGATCCAATCACAAGGATTGTTACACACATATCATTTGACACGGCGATAGTTGGTTCTCGTACTGCTGCTGGGAATCGCCAATATTGTCAAGGGGTCGTTTATGCTCCAAACAATAAGATGTATTTTGTTCCATACAATGCTACTCACATAATAGTTTATGATGTAATAAATTACACGTTTGAATATATAGCTGGTTTTAGTGGTGGCTCAGAAGGTAAATTTAACGGTGCTGTAATTGGGAATGATGGGTTTATTTATCTTATACCCTGGCAAGCCACAAATATTACAAGAATAGATACAGCATTAAACACAATAACTACTTTTGGTGCAATTGTGGCAAATAGAAATCTTGGGGGCGTTTTGTTTTCTGACAACTGTATTTATCAACCACCAACCGCTCATTTTGCATTTAGGAAGATTGACCTAACGACAGAGGCAATAACCACGTTTGGAAATTTTGGTAATAGCTCAGTTAGGTGGATTAACGGATGTAACGGATTAGACAATAAAATATATTATGCTCCATTAATAGCAAATACAGTTTTAATTCTTGATCCAGTAAATCAAACCAGCGTTCAATTAAATATAAGCGGGCTAGGTGGCTCTGCTTTTTATGGGAATTTACAGTTAGCTCCGAATGGAAATCTTTATGCGCTTTCATTTTCTGCAACTCGATTTCTTGAGGTAATCCCAAGCATAGGAATTGCTAGATCCTTTTACCTAAATGGGAATAATATTTATCACGGTAATTCCTATTCACCACAGGGTATATTAGGAGTTCCAAGAACTGCATCTCGTATAAAATTAATAACCAATATTGGACTTCATAAATCAGAATATACTACGTTTCCTAGTGATTTATCAACAATAGCGGCTTCAGATTGGAATAAATTTCAACAGACGCTATAATTACACCCAAATGAAAACAAACGACATAGGAATAGTAAATATTCAGCTCAGGCGAGGAAACAATAAGGCTATAACCCTTACGTTTTTTGATGTGGCAGCGGACAACAGCCAAACGCCAAAGGACTTACGGCTATAC